TCGAGATGGCTCTTGAAAAGCTTGGACTTACAAGAGCATCAAAAGTAGTTTACATTGGAGATGATGACAAAGATTTTATAGCTGCTTATAGTGCTGGAGTGAAACCTCTAGCCCCAGCCTGGGCATCACGCATTCCTTTCAGAGTAATACCATCCGCTATAATTTCAACATCAGCCTTAATGGATGATATTGACTGTTTCGATAGCGTTGATTTAATTGCTGACATCTGCGCTAGTAGAAATAAATTTGTGCACTCACGAAAATGGTTATATTTTATGCCCATGACACTAAGTGGTGACGTTGGAGCAATTAAAAAAGACAACATTGAGATTGTTTGCCTAGGAAAATACTTCAGTCAAAAAGGTTTATTAACGGCTAAGATTCACGACCAACATTCGCTATCATTAGAAATAGCAAAAAAAGATCACATAAAAACATATGTAATGCCTGACTATATCGTTTCTTTAATTCAGCATTGCATAGATAGAGTCTCAAAATATTTCTTTGGCGAGAATAGTTATTTTGATTTAGTTACCGTCATCCCATCGAAGAAGAATAAAAACCCTAGACTGGAGAATATGCTAAATAGAGTTTCACGACAAGGATTTTCCAGAACCAACTTTATTCATGACTTGTTTTACTTTGAAGATGGTGCCGTAAGCCTGAAAACCCTAGGAAGTAAAGAAAACCGCGCTCAAGAGATAAAAGACAAGTTAAAACTAAAGGAAAAATACCTCAATTTAGTTCGGGGAAAAAGGATTTTAGTAATTGATGATGTGATAACTACCGGCTCAACGCTTCAGGGCGCTTTCAATTTATTAAATCAACATAGTCCCCAAAAGATTTTGGGACTTTGTTTAGCAAAAACAGTAAGTATAGCTGGTGAGTATAAATTTTGCCCTCAATGCGGCAGAGCACTGACTCTTAGGAAAGGACGTACTGGTATACATTTTTGGGGATGTACTGGATTTCATGAGGCCGAGCAGTGCAAATATGTCCTTAATATTAAAGAAAAAGAATGTCCAGTTTGTGGCCTTGATATGTACAAACAGTATAGTCCAAAAAATGATAGTTACTTCTTAAGCTGCGCAGGTTACTATAATAATAGATCATGTACACATACCGAGGACATAATTTAATGTTTTTTTCAGAAGCCGGGGAAAAGCTAGTAGCTTTAAGTCGACTCAAAGGGATTGGCGAAAAAACATTGTCTACATTAAGAAAAGAACCTTATTTTCTTGATATGACAATTGAAGATATCGTCGGCAAATCCTTTAGCAAAAAAAACATTTATACAAAGTTAGAACTGGATAGCGCGTTAAAATTTGCAAAAACTCAGCGCGACCAGTGTTTTTCTAACAACGTCAATCTTCATACTATATTTGATAATAACTATCCCTATAGCTTACGAAATCTCAACTCCCCCCCTCCCTTTATTTTCTCTAAAGGGAATTATTCATGCTTGAACGAGACAAATGTTGCAGTTATAGGCACACGAGAGCCCACTATTAGAGGAGAGGAAATAGGAAAAAGAATCACTACTTGGTTAGTGAATAGTGGTTTTAACATTGTCAGTGGGCTCGCACACGGTATTGATACTATTGCACATAAAAGCACTCTAGCTTTGCAGGGGAAAACCATAGCTGTAATGGCTCACGGTTTAGATTCTACATATCCAAAAGCAAATGAATCACTGGCATTAGAAATTTTAGACAAGCAAGGCGCATTAGTAAGTGAGTACCCGATTGGAACCAAAGTAAACCCAATAAATTTGGTCAAGAGAGATGCAATTCAAGCTGCTTTATCTTCAGGGGTCTTTTTAATTCAAACAGGCATCAAAGGCGGTAGTCTGCACGCTTCTCGTGCGACATTACAATATGGCAGACCATTAGTAGTGGTAGGGCAATCAAAGACTGACATTGCTAATAACGAGGAAAAAGCACAAGGCAATTTCGAACTCCTGAACTCTGACTACCAAAAAGTAAAGCGCCTTCTTAAAATTAACGATTTTGATCAAAATCTTTTAGTAAAACTAAATAGCAATATAGATTATAATTCCGCCATTAAAAAATTAGAACAATACTTCTTTTATTCACGAAATATAAAGGAAGAAACTGATGGGTTTAATTTTGAAGAATGAATAAAATGTATAACACTTTAACTTTTGACTAAGTTCTTACATGCGATGCTATTGATTGCTTTTTGGGAGGAAAATCTTTTCTATTCTTGAAAAATTATTTTTGCGTTAGCGCGCAATGCTATCCCCGCCACGCCTGCCCGCTTTATGCATAGCTTTTCATGCAGGTGCATGATGCGGTCAGAGCCGCGCCCGGTATGGCCTGAACGGTGGAGAACAATGCATGGTTTTGCATGCAGATCCATGCACGCTATGCATGCATCACTCTTTACAAAGCGGCTGGCCAGAAAAAGGGCTTCAGAAAGACAAAGGACAGACACAAAAAAGCCGCTGGTTGGGCAGCGGCTGTGCGGGGTTAATGAACCTGGCGGAATGCAGAACCATAACGTCCAAGCGTATGACGGTCTCTTACCGGTTCCGGTGGTGGTGCCGGTACTTTTTCCGGTTGTGGCGGTGCAGTGATCACCTTTGTAATGCTCTCATTCGTCTTGAAGGTGCAGGAACAGTCCAGATTAGTGCACTGGTGATACCGCTCTTTCACCTGCTCTGACATATAGCGGCTCGATTTGGTATGTGCCGCACTTTTGCAGTAGGGACAGTGCATCATTTCTGGCTGCCCTCCTGAAGCTTTGCACGCTGCATTCGGATTGATTCAGCCAGCTTCTGGCGGCGCATAGGATGGCGGTAAAGCTCCATATCAATACCCGTAAGTGGCGGGCGATACAGACCAATATTCTCCAGCAGCGGAGCCTCATTTAGTATGCTGTCTGGCAGAGCAGCCGCCGCCCGCGTCAGCGCTTCTCCGACCAGATAAGCCACGTCCTTAATACTATCCCGGTCGTCTCCGGCAAACGTAGGAGAAAGCTCTTCACGACGGAGACGCAGCTTAATGGCCCAAAGCAGCGACGGACTTACGTTGCGCAGGGCTGACTGCCAGTGCGCATCCGCGAACCCGGTAAAAGCCTCCAGGTGCGATTCAACATACTCTTTACCACTGCCGCAGCATTTCAGCATCGCCTCCTGCTTATCCAGCGCTAGCTCTTTAAGCAGCCCGCCGAACTCATCGGCCAGTTCACGGCTGGCGATGCGCTGAGAATGTTCGGCGCGCAGCTCGTCGGTGAGATTGCCTCGTAGGTTGCGAAAGCTCGTGCGCCAGTTACTTTCGGCCTCTTTCCCTGCCTCGATGGCTGCCTGCTGTTCTTTTTCACAGCGGGCTATATCGGCGCAGATGCCGTTATAGGCTTTCATCCTTTCGGTATGTTCAGCGCGGGCTTTCTCGAAGCGTTCCTGTGATGCAGGTTTCTGTTCCGGGGTGGTCATGATTGTCTCTCATCGTCTGTAAAGGATGAGGTCATTCTGTCGTGTACCACAGGACAGCGCATTTCATTGCTTTCCGCCTGTCGATGAACAAACAAGGGCAAAACCAGTACGGGATGGCCCCTTGACTGGTGATATTTCTCATATAACTGTTCACTGGTATTCACTAAGGTAAAAAACGTAATAAATACAACACTTAAAGTAGTGAACACTTTAAAATTAAGTCTTCACTGAGTATTCACCTGTGTTCACACAGCCTCAGATAACAGCTTTTTTCTGGCGAGCCTTTTTCAGATTTTAATTCTATTAATAATCGCTTTTTAATCGCTGAAAGCTCTTAAAAGGCAAACGCTGGCAAACGTTGGCAAACAAAGGCAAACAGGAGGTAAGAGAAGTGCTTTTTGCTCATTTTTCAGCAATCAGGGGGTTGTTTACTTCGCCAGAAATATAACCAGAATAGGGGGTTACCTGAAGACACTACCGGAACCGGACAGCACCGCCCGGACTCATAATGAGGTAACACCATGCACGCAGCTTCATCCGCACCAGCCCCTGCCATTCCCGTAATCCGCGATGCCATTTATCCGCGCGACCGCTTTATGCGCTTGCCGGAAGTCATCAGCACCTGCGGTCTGTCACGTTCGACCATTTACGATTTAATCAGCCGGGAGCAGTTCCCCTCGCAGATTTCGCTTGGTGGTAAAAACGTCGCCTGGCTGGCGTCAGAAATTGACGGCTGGATGCAGGCCCGCATCGCACAGCGCGCCGGGGGTGCAGCATGATTACGCTGAATTTCGGCACAAAAACCTTTTCGCTCACCCGCGAAGAAGCCGCCTTTGTCGCAGAAAGCCTAACGGCACCCCTCAGCGACAGACCAGCAACCGCACTGGCCTTTACCAGCGGAATGCACGGTCACATCTCCGTTATGAGTAAAAAAGCGAAGCCTGCCAGGCAGCGGGCGAAAAAAGAGAACCGGGAATTCCGATCAAATCCGCCGCAATCCGATCACGTCCTGACCGGTTGCTGAGGAAATAGCCCCGATGTTTAAAAAAAGGCTTTTCTCTGGCGAGCGGCCGTTATACAGTTTTTGTGCTGCCGCAAAATCGGCAGCCGGGCGTAGGAACCCGAGTTACTTATTGGCGACACAACACGCGCCATGCGTGTTTTTTTACGTCGTTGCCTCAGTGCGCCATTTTTCAGCGCAGCGGTTCTTATTCCGTTGCGTCGTCAAAATAATGGTGGCTCAGGCGGGGCAGCCTTCGGGCTGGCCGGTTTCCAATAAGGCCGGTATTCCTACCCCCGTCTGGGCTACCACCCATGAGCGTAGGAACTCCGGTGGTAGCAGTAACCGCTACTTATTGGAGATTGTCCTCATGACAACGGCCCTTACTGCCGCTCACTCTCAATTCACCTTTATTTTTGCCGCCATACGCCGCACCGATGCCGCCGCACGTCTCTGCATGCTGCGCACCGTGGCCGGCGATGAGCGAAGCGCCCGCGCCAGCCTCGCCCGCGATTACGTCCTGTCCTTTGCCGGTCGTCTGCCGGTTAAGGCGGTAGTCGCATGAACACGCTCACAAAACGCCTGAATAACAGTGAGACCTATCCTATTCCACACGCTGACTACCTGCGCCTGCTGCACGCGCACGCGGTCGGCGTGACCGTGCTCGATATGTTCGACTCGGTGAACGGCATGAGCGCGCGCGGCTGCGTGCCGGACGGCGCGGCGCTTGCCTCGGTCGTTGCCCTGCTCACCGACCAGCTCGGTAAAGTTGTTGAAACCTGTGAATCCCGCATGTTAGCCACGGAGGCCCGCCATGATGACCGTTAATCACTCCTGCCTGCCCGTTGAGGTACGCACCGCCGTTTACCGTCGCGCGCTGGCGCAGGGCTACCTGAACGCCTGCAAAGGCCTCGGCATCACTGTGTCAGCGACGATTGATGAGCTTCAGATGACCATTGCCCTTGAGCTGGAGGGCTTCTATGTGCGCCGCCACGGCCCGGACGCAGGCATGGAGATGGCCTGCACGATGCTGGGCGATATGGTTGAGCCGGACCTGCTGACCGCGCCACCGCGGCTGACGCAGCTCGGCGTCACCATGATGGATGAGCTGTTCCGCAGCCAGCTTGCGGCCGCCAGCCGCATCACGCTGCACTGAGGGAGAGCATGCACATGAAACATATCGTCTCTGACACCGTAAAGGCGGCCACCGGATTCTGGCCGCAGCTTCTGCCCGCCCTCGGCATCAGCGTACACGCCGGAGGGCGGCACGGAGCCTGCCCGGCGTGCGGCGGTAAAGACCGTTTCCGATTCGACAATCAGGACGGGCGCGGAACGTGGCTCTGTAATCAGTGCGGGGCCGGTGACGGCCTTAACCTGGTGGAAAAGGCGCTCAGTCTCAGCGCTAAAGAGGCCGCCATGAAGGTTGCCGGGATGCTTGGCTCGCTACCGGAGTCAGCCCCGGTTATGCATGATGAAACCGCAGACAAAAGCCGCACACAGGCAGACGCAGCCGCACGGGCGCAGGTGCTTATCACCGCCGCTGTCAGCCGCACGGACAACGCCTACCTTTCATCAAAAGGGCTGCACGGTATACAGGCGCTCACACTTGCTGATGCGCTGCGCTGTGGTGGCATCAGCTTTGCCACCGGGGATGTGCTCATCCCGCTGACCGGCGAAAACGGTACGGCCGTAAACGTGCAGCTCATCAGCGCCGCAGGCGACAAGCGCACACTGCCCGGCGGACAGGTGAAAGGCACATACTGGCTGGCCGGTGAGCCGGATGGCAAAACGCTGTGGCTCACTGAAGGATACGCAACCGGCCTGACCGTGCACCGGCTGACCGGTCAGGCGGTATACGTGGCGCTGAGTGCCAACAACCTGCCCGCGCTGGCGAAACGGCTGCGTGAGTCACATCCTGATGCAATGATGCTGATTGCTGCCGACCGTGACGACAACGGCACAGGCCAGTTAAAGGCAGAGGAAGCGGCGAAAGCCTGTGGTGGTAAAGCCGCCCTTCCGCCGGTTGCAGGTGACTGGAACGACGTGTGGCAGTTACAGGGTGATATCGCAACGCAGGCGCAGCTCACCAGCTTCACCCAGCCGCAGCCGCTCAGCCCGTTTGAGTCCGTCAGCGAGGCCGACCTGAAAGCCATGAGCGCCAGTCAGAAAGCCGAGCTGCTGGTCGCCCACTACGGGGAGGCGCTGGCCGTGCCGCCGGTCGGAGAGGAAATATGCCGCTATGAAAACGGCGCATGGCAGGTGATGGAGGCGAAGACGCTGCGCCGGGAAATCGCCGCGCTGTTTCAGAAAGTGCGCGCCCCGTTCTCCGCTGCCGGTATCGGCAGCGTGCTGGACACACTCAAGCTGATGGTACCCCAGATCGGTGAACCGTCCCGCCGCCTGATCGGCTTCCGTAACGGCGTATTTGATACAGCTACCGGCACGTTCAGTTCGCACCGCCGCGAGCACTGGCTGCGCACCGTTAACAGCGTGGACTACACAGCCCCGCGTCCGGGTGAAAACCTCGCAGACCACGCCCCGTATTTCTGGCGCTGGTTAACGCGGGCCGCCGGACATAATCACGACAAGCAGGAGCGCATTCTCGCGGCGTTATTTATGGTGCTGGCAAACCGCTATGACTGGCAGATGTTTCTTGAGGTGACCGGCCCCGGCGGCAGCGGTAAAAGTGTGATGGCCTCGATAGCCACTCTGCTGGCCGGAAAAGACAACACCACGTCCGCCACCATCGACACGCTGGAATCCTCCCGCGAGCGCGCCAGCGTAGTGGGCTTCTCGCTGATTATTCTTCCTGACCAGGAGAAATGGAGCGGCGACGGCGCGGGCATCAAGGCGATCACCGGCGGCGATGCCGTTGCAATCGACCCGAAATACCGTGACGCCTATTCAACGCATATCCCGGCGGTGATTCTGGCGGTGAATAACAATCCGATGCGCTTCAGCGACCGCAGCGGCGGTGTGTCGCGCCGCCGGGTTATCCTGACGTTCCCGGAAGTGATACCGGCAAAAGAGCGTGATCCGCAGTTGCTGGACAAAATCAGCACCGAGCTGGCCGTGATTGTTCGTCACCTGATGCAGCGCTTCGCGTCACCTGATGAAGCCCGCGAGCTGCTACAGGCGCAGCAGACGTCCGGCGAAGCGCTGGAGATTAAACGACAGGCTGACCCACTGGTCGATTTCTGTGGTTACCTGATGCCATTGAGCACGCCAAATGGGCTATTTATCGGGAACGCAAATATTCGCCCTATAAACCCGAAGCGCTATCTCTACCATGCGTATCTGTCCTTCATGGAATCGCGCGGCCATCAGCATCCGCTTAGCCTGACCGCATTCGGCCAGGCAGTGCCGCAGACACTTAAAGAGTATGAACGGGTACTACTAAAGCGCAGAACGAATAACGGCATACAAACCAATCTCACACTACATGAAGACAGCGAGGCAGATTGGTTGCCCGCATGTAGCGCCTGATAACATCAGATCACGTAAACCGGCTTAGTCCGGTTTTTTTATATTTGATGAAATTATTAATGTCAGCCAAAGCCAGCGAAAAGCGAACGTTCTCATTTTTCATTAACGTTAGGTTTGAGGGCTAACATATGATATATCGTTGGAGAGCAGGTCAGCAACTGTACGTCCAAGATTCAACAAAACATATCACGATTTACTTATTATAGGATTAAGAAACAATATGGAATACAAAATAGACGACATATCAGACCTTTTAAGTGGCGTTGATGTAATAAGTGACAATGAAGATGGTGATGGTTGGTTTTTCTCTCAAGACTCAACTACTGACTACGTTCCAGCCAGACTTACTTTGAATGAAAACCTAACTGGAGATATTAATGGTGCGAGAGTAATTCTTATAAGCGCTCCCGGAGCTGTTGGTAAGTCAGTAATGGCGAGAGAGTTAAGCAATAAAACTGGTAGTATATATTTGGATTTATCAAAGGCTTCAAGCATTGCTGGAAATTATGTTATTGGCGGACTGGCAAACAAAGATATTTTACCAGCATGGAATGCTGGGACGGTTGGCTTAATAATTGACTCTTTAGATGAAGCCAGACTAAGAGTAACCCAAGATTCATTTGAAGATTTTTTACTCGACGTCAGTAACGTTTCAAAAAGAAATAAAAACCCAATAGTTATATTTGGCCGAGTGGGCATTATTGAGGAGGCTTGGCTAATTTTAAGTGAGATTCATAATATAAACTGCCCTGTTTTCGATATTGAATTTTTCAATGAGTTAGAGGCTACTGATTTCATCGAAAAAAATCTTCTAAAATTATCTAAAAGTCAAAGGCAAGAATATAGACACTTATCATCTTCTCTTAGCATACACTCAGGAGTATATGAAAGCTCAATCCGCGGTGTAGTTGATGAACTTAAAGAGATATCGGGTGCTGAATCCACCAGATTCTTCGGGTATGCACCGGTTTTGGAAGCCGTATCAAAAGTTATTGGTACCATCAAAAATCCATCTAGAATTTTTGAGGAAATGAAAGATATTTTGAGCGGTGAAATGTTGCTGAGCATATGCAAAGCCGTTCTGTCGCGAGAGCAGGGCAAGCTGACTCAGCAATTACCTGAAAAGTTTGACGCAATAAAAGAAGCTCTTTATTCAACTGATGAGCAACTTAATCGACTTGCATGTCGATTATTTAATATTCCTCCTATAGATAGCATAAGTATACTAAGTGGCGATTTAATTGCTTTGTATAACGATGCTGTTGAGAGTATGTTACCTCAACATCCATTCTTAGACGGGACGGGAAGAAAGGTTGCCAGCTCTGTTTTTGAAGCATGTATATTGTCCTATGCATTGATGAGTGAGAACGAAAGCATTTCTAATGCTGCAAAGAACCATTGCCTATTAGGCGTTTCAACGCCAAACCCATTCCTATTTGATTTTTTCGTTGAATCTAAGGTTCAGCATGATAATTCAAAAATTGACAGCTCATATATAGGAATTCTTTTCGACTCTGCTCTATCTAAGCTAAAAATCAATGACGTTGCCACCTTGATAGTTAACGATGATGAAGACATGAAGCTTCATGTTGAATTTATTATCTCTAATTCTAATGATGAAGACTTAAGAGAGATCGAGTTTACATCCGATGGATACAGCTCAATAGTTCTCGGAAATAAAGTAGGGAACGTTTTCATAAATACGGAATCTTCAAATGTTGAGTTCGCTTCAAGCGAACAGCTTGAGCTTTTTTCACCTATTAGTATCTCTTGTGAATGCCTTCGCATAAATAGTGAAAAATTGATTATTAAGTCAGTCAAAAAAGATGAGGGAAACACAAGCGTTATTCTTGAAGCTAACCGATTCGAAAGTAATAGGACTATTAGTCCCCCTTTGGTTCGCCCTGGAGCTGAGCTTTATGTGAACTGGCCATCATCAGAGGGTTTTCCATGGTCTGCGTTTTCAAACAAGCCAATAAATGCTAATTCCGATAATCGTGTTGCTGAAGCGTTAAGGGTATTCCGGCGAATCGTCATGGCGTTTAGATCTCACAGTAAAGGCCGATTGGCAAGGCTTCAAGATAAAGTTAATCATGCTCGTATGTTACGAGGCGAGGATGGACGAATGCTTTTGTCTCAGCTTATTCAAGACGGAGTGATAAGTCCTGAAAACCACATGTATTACCTTGAGCCAAACCTTTTAGGAAGTGTTGCAGGTGCATCATTCTTACAGGTTAATACCAAAAACTATTCTGATGAGACGCTTCAATATGTAGCACGCGCGATAAAGCATACTACGTGAGACCTAAACACGTTATATTAGATAACAGCCCTCCTTGAGAGGGCTTCTTCTCATACTATGACCTGTTGTGTTGACCTGATCCTAATAATTCATCATGGTTCAAGATTGGCAATGACCGCTTTTAGTACAAAGCGGACCATTTACAATAGAAGCGTCTAATAACTCCACATTATGCATAGTGGCTCAAGTCACTTTTTGTCGTCTTGCTAAAGTGATAATCAAAAGTGCGCACTAGTGTAGGTCTTACCTAAAACCATTCACTAGCTAACAGTTTGAATATATTGAACAAAAATTAAAGATGAACAGTATGAACACTTTTCTCTGAAATCATTTTATGTTGGATCTAGCGCCAAGCATTAGTTATCCTTGCCGTGTTGCTTGGGGGTATAAGATCCAATAATTGGTACACGTTTAGGTACACAACCCAATGCTTGATTATAAAAAAACCATCAAATTCAACTTCTTGACAGATAAAGTCAGACTCCGCCAGCGAATTCGCAAGATAAAAATCTTGCGGCCTTTCCTGTGTCTGCGATGTTCCTTAAAACATACCTTCTGACTGACGTAATGCCCGCTTCATCGTCTGACTAACCCCATAAACTAACGAAACTGGCTAGCGCCCTGCTGTGTGAGTTAATCCCCATAGTTAGTGACCTGAGTATATTATTTTAAAAACAAACAATGAATAATTCAGATAACGAAGATTTAGAGAAACAGTGTTTATTCAAGGTAGATCTAATCAAGGCACATACCTGCCTGGTTTAAAAAGGATGTCGCTCACACAGATGGAGTTGAATCATGGATGATGGGTTAAAAATAGTATTGTCTCCTGTCCAGCTTGCTGCTGCCCTTTCTGACAAATCAGTCACCGAATCTGAGACAATGTCTAACCGTCTCATGGGTGGGTTGGGGCTGGTAATGGGAACGCTGGAGCTGGCCGGGGCAACTGCACTTTGTATCGCTCCCGAGCCTACAGGTTTAACAAAGGCGGCCTGCATCGTTATTGGCGGGCACAGCATGGACAGTATCAATACCGCAGCAAATCAGGTTCTGAGCGGCAAGAATGTTCGTAGTGCAACATATCGGGCCGCCATTGAGATGGCAAAACAGTTTGGCGCTGATGAAGATACAGCGTGGAAAGTAGGCCTGACCGTAGATGTGGGCGTGCCGATAGCTTTTTCTCTTGGACTTGGCGCGGCGAGAATTGCTGCCGTTCGTGTTGGACGAATCAAATTAATTGAGCATGAATCTGTCTCTGGATTAAAACCAGGCGGGCATACGCTTTTAAAGCATATTGGAAAATCACCCCAGGAACTTCATGAAAGAATTATCCAATCCAATGGGGTATTAGATCTATCTGGTTCGTTCTCGTCGCTGGAGATTGCCGAAGCAGCCATATCAAAGGCACTTCATAATAATCGGGAATGGATAAAACTATGGGCTGCAAGTAAACCACGACATAACATGACGATAAGTTACGATGTGGGTAAAACCGTTGGTTATGTTGTTCAGAAAGGGAGCAACACTGCGTATAAAGCAACTAAAATCAGAGTTGCGCTGAAGTATCAGACTTACAATAACAAACCTTATTATATAATTACTTCTTTTCCAGATAAGTGAGTTGATCATGAGCCGTGCACCTCTTGCCCCAAACTTAGATTTATGCATTGTTGGAACACTGAATCAGGACTTCGACGTTATCACTGGCGCTGATACGATGGATGGTGCCATTGATGTAGTCGTTGACGAAGCTTCTCCAGAAGAAAGATGTGATTTACGTAAAGAAATTACTGACTTTCTCAAGCTGTCAGAAGAAGAGATAAAGGAAGAGTTTTCTCAGCGCTGGCCAGATATTTCACCTGATTACGCCAGCAGTTTTTTGCTCTATTTCCTTGAAAGCATCAAAAGATACGATGAAAGATGATGTTGCGTGCACGCCCATTCGTGAACTGATTGGTAGGTTT